CTTTGATGTTCTCAGATGTAAACGTCTGCACCTCGTCGGTGTCTAAGCCTCGCAGGACGAGACAGTGAATTGTAGAGACGTCAGGCAGCAAGCCATCTGTCTCTATGTCGGCAACGTACCGAACCATAGCGCTCTCCTAAGATGTGGATGTTTTCAGATGTCAAAAGCCCAACCCATAGAAATAAATCTTGGGGTTGGGATTAAGATGTCAAAATGCGAAAAGACCTAAAAATAAAATTAGGTATTCGTATTTAGAAACTTAAAACTGACGAGGCATCCATGAGCCTTCCAGTTTCTCTGGTGTACTGAAGCACACCTGCAGGGCCTACCTCGCCGGTAAACCTATTCTTTAGCACGACAAGATTCCTGACGCCTGACAGGGGCTGCTCTGCGTCGACCTCTAGTCCAATGCAGCAGTCCGACAGTTGAACCAAGGCATGTGATCCTCGCATCTGCGACAGGTGAACCTTGGCACCACCTTCGTGGCCTGCCTCGCTGTTAGGGCGCTTAAGGTGAGACACAAGCACCAAGCAGATCCCAGTGTGTTGCACCAGTACCCGAAGCTCTGTCATGATCTGATCAATCAGCCGCCGCTCGTCGTGCACTTGACCTGTCAGGCCCGACACTAGGATCGACACATGATCCAAGAAGATCACTTTGCAATCTAATGCCTTCGCCATGTACATGATGCGGTTCTTGACCGTGTCGAGATCTGTCGATCCAAAGTGGTCATACAGGTACACGTCTCGATCAGACGTGAGGTCGTCGAAGGCAAACTCAATGTCTTCTTTCGATGCCACGGTTGGATCAATCACGATGTTCTTGTTCATATGCAAACCAACAAGGCCCTGCATGGTGCGCTTGGATGTCTCCTCAAGCATCATCATGCCTACGTTGTGGCCCTTCTGGTGAAGGTGGTAGGCCATCTCCCGCACCAGCGTCGACTTTCCCACGCCGCTACCCGCCGTTATCGTCACCAAGGATGCTGGCTGCATCCCCAACGTGATCTCGTTCAGTCGGGCGTATGGGTAACTAAGGTCCGACACCTCGTCTCTGTCGGCGATCTTGTCGCGCAGTTCTGATGAACTGATGATGCCGTCTGGTCGATACTCTTTGGCCTGCCAGATAGCATCGATGATAGCAGACCCCTGCCCCTGCAGAAGACACTCATTAGGGTCCTTAAAAGGCAGGTAGGCAATCTTAGCTTTTCCGGGGGGTAGTATCTCGGCGCACTCGATGGCTGCTGCTCTGCCGACATCGTCTTGGTCGAACATAAGAACTACTTCCTCGAAGGCAACCAGATAATCGTAGTTTTGCTTTACTGCCTTTTTGGCGGCCTGTGCGCCATTCGGCAATGACACCGTGGGCCATTTGTTGTTCTGAACTTGTGAAACTGTAAGACAATCTATCTCTCCTTCAGTTACGACAATCTTCTTTCCCGAAGACCACAAGTGTGATCCGAAGAGCGTCATTTTTGATGCGTCACCAGTGATGGTAAATTGCTTGTCTTTACCTCGGACTTTCTGTGCAATCGCATTTCCTTCGACATCCCGGTAGTTGGCTATCTGCACCGGCTGTCCTCGCATCATGCCAATCTGATAACCAAACTTGCGGCATGTCTCTTCAGTGATCTTACGCGCCGGTAGAGCGCTGTACTCACCCTGCAGCAGTGGTCTGCTGCTCTTGTCCTGTTGAGGCACTACACGGGCCTCTGTGTCGCCCTCGTCGGCATATGCTGCGCAGCCGAAGCAGAATGTGTGACCATCGTCATAGATGGCGGCATTATCTCTGCTGCCACAGACTTCGCATGGCACATGCTGCACGAAGTTACTTTTACTCTCCATCATCGCTCGGTCTCGCTCTAGGTCTAATCATTGGCTTGGAAACTTGGTTGGTCACATGGCACCACATCATGATGTCGTTTCCATAAAGGCTCATGAGATGGTCATAGACGGGGTCAGCGAGACCCCGGTCTAAAGCTTGCTGACAGTGAGCTTCGGTCTCATAGACGACATATGCTAATGGAACTGCAGCATGCGCCTTAAGCTCATAATCAAGAAACAAGATTGTAAAGAAATCTATCAACACTTTGCTTCCTCTAGCCATTCTTCGGGAATAAGCTTCTGGGCAAACTTGAAGCCGTGCTTCTGGCAGTAGTCGCCATAAGAAGTCGGACTGCCCTTATAAAGCTTTTGGGTGGATCGAGAGAATACGAACCTGATGTCGATCTCAGGATGCTGCTGTTTGATCAACAAGTGCTTCGTCCTGTCTCCCACAGACCAGATGCCCTTCGTCTCGACATAAAAAAAGCCCCCAGCCTTTGGGAGCTTAAAATCAGGAGTATATCGAGTGTCCCTCGCTGGGACGGTGTAGGGTATTCGGTCTGTTTCGTAGATGACCTCTAGGCCGTATTCTCTCAGTTGCTGCGCAATGCGCTCTTCTAGGCCCGACCTAAAAGCTAATCGCATCATTGATATCACCACCGGCTTTCCCGCTCTCCAACTCCGGTACAATATGCGCAGGCATTGGGTTGTCGTTGGCAGCAGTATAGCCACCCTCGACCTTCTCAAAGCCTTCTGGGACACCACCTTCGATCAAGTTAATGATCTGCACCGTGCTTAACTGCAGGCTGATGCCTCTCTGGTTCTTGTTGATGTCGTAAGCTTTGATGGCGCCGTAGGCTTGGACCGTAGATCCACCAAAGACGTGAGGGATGTTGCTTCCCACGATTGGCGTACCGACACTGTCGATGAACTTCGGTGGAAACTTAGATTTCATCTTGATAATGACGTTGCCGGTGTCTTCTTCAGTGTCCACAGGGATCGACAGTTTGCTGATGTCTTCGCCTTTGAACTCCTGCATGACGACATCCATGATTGCACCCTTGATCCGTTCAGCCGTCTTGGGGTCCAAGATGATCTGAAGCTTCCACTCGCCATCAGCGTTAAACTGAGTGTCTGGGCGATCTGGGTGGACCCACGCGTATCTTGCTGCACCTACTCCGCTTACAAATGAGTTTCTCTTAGCCATCGTCTATTACTCCTTTTCGATGTCTTCTTCTTCTAATGATGATGATGTATTCACTGAGGGGTAGTGGTCACTGAGATCCACGCCCCACTTCTCTGCCCTCTGCTGTAGCTCTTTAGGCGGCTTCACCTTCCATTGCCGGCACAACTCAAGGTCCGACAAAACTCGCTCACGCGGATGCATTGGGCTGCTCCGTTCTTTTGGTTATTATCTAAAGGTGTAACAGTTAGATTTAACTGAAGCAGAACTCACTGTCGGCGACCTGTGAGACGTCGAGAGACCCCTTGTCCGGCACAGGTGGCAATGGTGGCTCCTCGGCTGTCCTTTGCTCTCCCACGGCGCTTCTGAAGTATGACAGAAAGCATGGGCCGGTGTACTGATCGACAAACGTGTTGCGGATGATCTGGAACATAGGCCACACCTGAGCACACTGGGTGCCAAAGCTGTCGTGGATCATAAAGAGGTCCTCGATGTTGTTGTCGAGCATCAACAGTATCGTCGACTGCATGTGGCAGGCGTCAAGACTGTGGACAAGGTTTGGTGCTATCCCAGCCTTCATCTTGCGGCTGTCGATGATCCAAGGGTTCTCTTCTCTAAAAGTTACCTGTGACTTTGTGCGCTGCTTCAAATCTCTGTCCCACATACTGATGCGGATCTTATGACCAACCCACTTCCGATACCTCTGCACGACAGGGAAGCCGATAGGCGTCCTCCAGAGCAGCGGCTTGTTTTCTTTAGAGACACTGTCGCAAAGCTTTTGAATAAAACCCATGGCCTGCGCGACCGACGACAAGGTGTCCTCGATGGATGCATAATTGATCTTCGCTAGATAATACGCAGCCTTCTCTTGTGTTCCTTCGTCACCAAACGGGTGAGCATCTAGCTCGCCGTAAGCCACCTTCCGACTAAGGTCTTTCATCAGGTCTTCTTTAAGTTGGTCTTTGAAACCATAGACATTGCTGGAGTAGCCGTAGCACATTACGTTTCTTTTGACGACCTTCCTGCTGATACCATAGTCCAACCAGAGCTTTGCTAAATGCGTTTCTTTAGTCTCCTCAAGTAGGCGCTGGGTGACTTCGTCGGCGACGTCTTGATAGACGTCAGCCATCTCTGTGGCAGGCATCAGGTTTACTCTGGCTGCATCCTCTTCCGACAACATAAGAGAAGAATAATGTTGAACACCGCTGTTAGTTCCATCGAGACTAATCGGAAGGTGGCAGCGGAAGTCCTCTGGATTTCTCATATAGTCAGCAAAAGAAAAGCAGGCCGCAAGAAAACCAAAGGGCTTGTCAGCAGACTGCCAGAAGTCAGAGGTCGACTTGAAGTCGTCGGCAACCGCGAGGATCTCGTCGGTGTGATCTTCGGTCCACTGAATGCGTTCCTCTAATGGTCTTTTACTGATCTTGCCGAAGTCTCCGACGTTGGCGACATGTATATACAGCCACCCTATGTTGTCTGCAGCTACCTTCCGACCATTAGAAAACTCAAACAGAGCTTTTACATGGTCGTCTCTCTGGTAGTGAAAGTGCGACACCGGATACATGCGGCCCCGCCAATCGAAGTTCCAAGGCAGATAAAACTTGTCGTATGTCAGAAGCTCTGCAGCCTTCGCCATGGACTGACTAAAGACAAACTTGTCGGCTTTGACTTGTTGGACAGCCTTGTAGTAATTCCGACGATCCAACACATACTGCTTCTTCTGATGTTTCTCCATCGTGTCGAAGTCAGAAGGCATCTGCTTCTTCTCAGGTTCGACCTTGCATGGAAACTTGCCAAAGACCCAATCGTTTTTCCAGCAGTACTCGACGGCCTCGTATAAACGACGATTGATCCTCAGAGGTGTTCTCTGCAGTGCGTTTAACGCTTCGACATAAGGTGGAGTACCATAGCGTCTAAAGTCGTCCTCAATCATCTTCTGCTGCTGCTTGGACGCATGTTTTACCAGAGGCACACTAGAGGCCAAGAAGGGGTCCAGATAGCAACCTGTTGAGAATGACGTCCACGGTCTTGGTGGAACGACCATAGGGCTATAGCACGGCTCCAGCCAACTCTCGTCGAACTTCATCTGGTCCATCAGCATCTCTGCGTCTTTGGTCAACTGAACGAAGATCTTGGTTTTGCCTTTAGTGTCGTTGATGGTGAACTGCTGAAACACATCGCAGCCCTTTAGAATACCATCGAGTATCGGAGCGCCAATCTGAATGCAGAACTTCTTGGACCATTTGTCGACGACAAAACCTTCTTTTGCTGCAATGTTACGTATACCTTTGTAGCGGTACTGTTGAGAACTGTGGTTCTCTTTGGCTCTCTTAATGAGCCTCTTAGCCATATCTCTGTCGTGTTTTCTAAGGGCATCACTAAAGCATTCAACCTCAACTTTACGACCAATCTTGATCAGCAGACCTGTCCGTTGTTCCTTCATCAGTATCGCGTCGAAGCATGAGTTCAGACCTATGTAGGCTAAGAGGTCTGTCGACATGTCTTTTAATATGTTGTACCAAACACCTTTTGAGCCGGGGTTTTCTCTTTGTGTTTTAATATTGTCGTTGATAGCTTTAGAGACATCGTCCAGAGCACCGGTGATG